ATGCTTGGGAGGGTAAATAATGAGTGACCAGACATCTATAACCATCGACTTTGACGCTGATGAACTGACAGCCATAGCCGAGGCCATGAGGCAGTACGGCATGAAGTTCTCTGAGTTTATTGAATACGCCATACGGCGAGCTTGCGAAAGGGTAGAGCCTCAATGCAAGACCTGTAAAGGATGGCGACCTGACCCAAGCCAAGAATGCCCTATGTGTGGAGACATTGACTGATGTGGTCATGGGTGCTGGCATTGGTCGGATCAACTGGCCTGTTCTTTGTAGGAGAGAAACGTCTTAGAGGCTGGTTTATCCTTGCTGCCAACGAACTTCTATGGGTTGCCTACGCCCTAAACACCCACCAGTACGGCTTTATTGCCTACAGCGCCTTGTATCTAATCATGTATTACAAAGCAATAAGGAACTGGAAGTGACCGTAGTTTGTGGACTCATAACCCCAGATGGGTCATGGATGGGGGCAGACAGCCTCAGTTCCACCGATGACGGCCTAGCCTCGCTCATAGCCACACCCAAGGTAGGGCGCTTTGGGAATCTTCTACTGGGCTACTCAGGCTCATTCAAGGTCGGGGCAATGTACTTCAAGGTTGCAAAGAACGCCCATAACCCAACACTTGAGCAATTACTTGAAAGTGTCAAATTACCTGACGACCTTAAAGACGACTGGGAACTACTAGCCATAGAGCATGGCCACCTGTACGAGATAACTTCCAACAGTGGGGCGCTTGAGGCTAGGAAAGACCATGACGGAATCGCTTACGGTGCTATTGGCTCAGGAGCAGCTCCAGCACTCGGATCATTATTCACCGACCACGAAGACGAGGGCAGTCTGTACCAAGCACTCGAAGCAGCTGCCATGCACACCACAAACGTGCGCTCACCGTTTCTGGTATTAAGTTTGTAACCACCTCAAAGAGTATCTATTGCAAGGTGTTACCACTTATGGTAGTCTTGTATGTTACTGTTGGTTCTTTCTGTCCAGCAATAGAACGCTTAGGCGATAGACCATGACACAAAACTCCAAGGGTGGATTTATTACCACCGAGCAAGACATGATTAACGCAACAGAGGCATTACGCCTACGTTCTAAAGGCTTTACATACCAGAAGGTTGCCGACACTTTAGGCATTTCTAAGACCGCTGCCTACCACCGAGTTCAGAACGCACTCGCAGCCATTCCTAAAGAAGCGGTTGAAGAATACCGCAAACTTGAAACAGAACGCCGAGACACAATGCTTGAACGGGTAATGGAAAAGGTTACTCACGATGACGGCAAAAGCGGATTCCTCTTTGCAGTTGACCGTGCGCTTGCCATTATGGATCGCCGAGCCAAACTGCTAGGACTTGATTCTCCTACAAAGCACGAAGTCATAACACTTGGGGCTGTAGAGGCAGAGATACAACGCCTAGAAGCGAAATTAGGGGCCAATGGAGACAACGGAAGAACAGAGACTGCAGGAGCTACTACTGCTCCGAACTCTACTGAAGTCTGAGCAAGAACAAGAAGCACAAGAAGCGATTGAGAACTTAAAGCACTCTCGCTACCGCACACTTGCTCGACCTAATCAACTCCCACCTGAAGGCGACTGGCGAATCTGGCTTGTAATTTCAGGTCGTGGATTTGGCAAAACATTCCTAGGGGCTGGCTGGTTGGCTGAACAAGCACGAACCTACCCCAATACAGAGTGGGCGATTGTTGCCCCAACATTTACTGACGTACGCCGAACTTGCGTTGAAGGGCCTTCGGGATTCCTTAAAGCAGTTGACTTACGTAAAGACAAAGGTGATTTCTACAACCGAAGCAACGGGCAGATAAGCCTTAGCAACGGTTCACGAATCCATCTTGTATCAGCTGATGAGCCTGACCGTGCCAGAGGACTAAACCTCAGTGGCGCATGGTTAGACGAAGCCTCATCATTTAGATACGAAGAAATCTGGACTGAGGGACTTGCCCCTGCACTACGCATCGGTAATCCCCAGGTGGTCATCACGACCACACCTCGCCCAACGAAACTGATCCGAGAATGGATGAGTCGCACAGACGGCTCTGTAGTCGTTACCCGTGGTTCCACCTTCGATAATGCAGACAACCTTTCTGAAGCTGCACTAGCAGAACTCAAGTCACGATACGAAGGCACACGCCTTGGTAGACAAGAGTTGTACGGTGAACTTCTACTAGACACACCTGGCGCATTATTCACCCAGACAATGATTGACGATAAGAGGGTGCAGCACTACAACGACTTCACAAGGGTCGTAGTAGCCGTTGACCCAGCCGTAACATCAGGCGAGAACAGTGACGAAACGGGAATCATTGTTGTTGGCCTAGGTGCTGACGGACGCTATTACGTTATTGCAGACAAGTGCTGCAAAGATACGCCTATGGGCTGGTCTAACCGAGTCAACATGGCTTACGAGGATTACCAAGCAGACCGAGTGGTTGTTGAAAAGAACCAAGGTGGCGACTTCATTGAGACCACGCTTAGGCAAATCAACCCACACATGAACGTCATTGGTGTAACAGCCAAGGTCGGAAAACGCCTTCGTGCTGAACCGATTGCTTCGCTCTATGAGCAAGGCCGAGTTTCACACATAGGCAACTTAAGCGCATTAGAGACACAGATGATTGAATGGGTCCCAGACTCAGGCGAATCACCAGACCGACTCGACGCTCTCGTTCACGGCATTACTTCACTAACAACTCAGACGAGCAAGTTCGACCTTGCCTTCTCAGGATCAACAATGTCTTGCCCTAAGTGCAACGCATCAAATCTAAAGACCGACACAGCTTGTAAGGTCTGCTTTCATAAGTTCAACCCAGCAACCGAACAACGACTCAACACTGTCAATGCTGGATTCCCACAATTCCAAAAGAGGTAGTAAGTGGCTCGATTCAGCCGTAAAGACAAGACCGCCGAGATTGTCAAGGGCGTAATGGATGAACTCAACAAGGCTGGCGCTCCTATGGCTATGGCTATGCAGAGTGGTCAACTACAAGGCTCACCTGTTCAAACTGGCGTTCCAGTTATGGCACAGCAAGTCGTTGCAGCCACACCTCTATCACGTCCAATGTCAGCCTTCGGTGCTGCGTTCAACCCTGGTACTCCACTATTCCCAGGTGCTATTGACCCAGTCAACCCAGTAACGGGTCGAGCTGAACCTCGCATTACTCAGTACCAAGTTGCTGAGAACTTAATGATTACCCAAGAGCCAGCGCCATTCGGCAAACTGGAATGGGCTGCTCGCAACGTAGACATCATCTCTCGTTGCATAACTATTCGCATTGACGACATAACCAAGATGGCATGGTCGTTTGAGATTTCAGATGACGCTGTTGCTGCAATTATGGCAGAAGAGAACTGCTCACACGCTAAGGCATCAACGATTGCCCGTGACCGTTACGCTGACCAAGTCGCCAAGATGACGGAAGCCTTTGCCAACCCGTTCCCATTGGAATACAAGAACTGGCGTTCATGGATTAGCCAAGCTATGTGGGACTACCTAGTGTACGACGAAGTGGTTGTTTATCCTAACTACAACCTCGGTGGGGAATGCTTCGGCTTTGACCTCATTGACCCTTCAACTATCAAGATTCTGCGTGACGACAAAGGTAGAGTTCCGCAGTGGCCGTTGCCAGGGTTCCAACAGATATTATGGGGCTACCCTCGTGGCGAATTCACAGCTTCACCGCTTAACGAAGTCAACGCTCAGTTCAATTCACTAGAACAGCGTGGCCCAGTTCGCCCATCAGACTCACTCAACGTATTTATTGGCCACCCACAGACAAAGATGCTTTACGGCTTCTCTGCTGTCGAGCAGTGCCTTCAATACACCGACCTTTATGTGAACCGCCAAGAATGGCTACTTGCTGAATACAAAGCAGGATCAACTCCAGCAATGTTCCTTGAGACTGACAGCGCCTTAGAACTATGGCAGCTCGCAGACAACGACAGAATCCTGAACGATTACTACTCAGGCATGACTCAGAACCGTCAGCAAATCCGTTCACTTCCAGGTGGAGCGAAGGTAGTGCAGACAAACCAGATTGACGAAAAGTACAAGTCAGACTATGACGAGTTCATCGCCAAGCGTATTGCAGCCATCTTCGGAGTAGCACCTTCTCAAGTTGGTGTTGTCTCTCGTGCCGGACTTGGTGGGGGCAAAGGCGCTCACGACGGCGAATCAGAAACAGCTGAAACAGTTTCCACAAAGCCAACCATCAACTTTATTGTTGACATGGTTAACACCCTCTGCCGTCAACACCTTGGCATGGACGAGAGCATTACCTTCAGCCTTACAGACGACACATCTTCTTCGGATCAGATGAACAAGTACAAAGCGCTTTCTACTGCAGTCAACGCTGGAATGCTTACACTTAACGATAGCCGTGGCGAACTTGGAATGCCGTTATTTGATTCTGCAGAAGCAGACGAGCCGTTCGTTCTTACATCAACAGGCCCAGTATTCTTCAACGGTCAGCTCTCAGTTGACACATCAGGCGAAACAATCGGACAGACAGGACCCTCAAGTGAAGAAGCGAACACGCCCAGCGTCAGCCAAGAAAAAGAGTCACCGAGTGTCGGTCAAGCACCCAAAGGTGAAGGCAAAACGTCGCCAGTTGTCGTAGAGGCTAAGGCTATTGAAGCCAAAGCCTTTAAGAAGTTCAGCGAAAAGCCTCGCAGTCGTGAGTTCAACTTTGAACACCACACAGCTGAAGAAGTAGAAATCTTGAAAGCGCAGATAAGCGATACCCCAAAAGGTTTGCTTACTAAAGGGACTGACCACGAGAACCGAATAAAGGCTCTCGCCAGCAAGCACAAGACCGCTATCGAAGCGGCACTTGCAGCCAGCATTACCGGCGTAAGCACAGCAATCTCACACGCTGTAAACACCTCAACAATGCTTGATGCTCCAATGGCAGCCAAGCAAGCAGTAGACGCTTACATTAACTTCGACAGCGCTAGAAGCGTAAAGACCCTTCAGAGCCTTTACACAGTGGCTTTGGATGCAGGAGCTAATGCAGAGGCTAAGACCCTCGGCGCAGACGCAATTCTAGGCTCTAGAGCGCAACAGTTGATTCAACGAGCCGGTGTCACCATCAAGGGAATTAACGACACGACTCAGAACAGAATCTACACAGCAATCCGTGACGGAGTTGCTAACGGTGATGCACACGCAACCATTACGGCTGTAGTAAACGCAATCGTCAATGACCCAAGCCGTGCAGACATAATCGCAACAACCGAAACAAACCGTGCTTATCAGTTAGCAGCTCAAGATGTTGCTGCTGAAAACGGAGCAATCGGGTTTGACTGGATAACAGACTCAGACCCATGCCCTGAATGTATTGAATTGGAATCAGCCAATCCTCACGACATCTCAGAGTTAGTACCACCAGATCACCCAAACTGCGCTTGTGATACAAAATTCATCTACCCAAGCCCTACAGGAGAATAAACAATGTCAGAAATTACTTATGCCTACTTTGGCGGCTTAGAAAAATCACGAGACGACAAGGGCTTCCTTACCGTCAAAGGACTAGCCACCGACGACACGCTCGACCTCGACCAGCAAATCTGCGACCCTGAGTGGCTTAAGACAGCCATGCCTAAGTGGTTCGAGATTGGCAACATCCGTGAACAACACGATGGATCAAAGGCAGTAGGCAAGGCAACTTCAATGACATCACAGGGAACCGGCTTTGCTATTGGTGCAAAGATTGTTGACCCAGTTGCAGCTATGAAAGTCGAAGAAGGCGTTTACACCGGTTTCTCAATCGGCATCAAGGGCGCATACGTTGACATGAACGACTCTCGTGCGCCTCACGGCGTAATCAAGGGTGGAACAATCGTAGAAGTATCAGTAGTAGACCGACCAGCAAACCCATCAGCCTCTTTCGAGTTGGCAAAGACAGTAGGAGATGTAATGACCAAATCAGTAGAGATGCAAGACAACTCAGAAGAAGTTAACAACGCCCCAGACCTAACCACTGGTGAGTTCTACCTTGCTTGCTCAGGATGCAACGGCACAGGCGAAGTCCACACTGGCGCAGACGCAGGTGCGTCTACGCACGCATGCGAAT